CGACAGAGAAAGCTCTCGGGTGATGGCCTCGCCCAAGGTCTCGGTGACTTCCCCACTGATGACCTTGAACTTGGTCTCCGTCCATCCGGTCGGATCGACCATCGGATGGAGCTTCCACTGAGCCGGGTCGTACTGCGTGCCCCACACTTTGATAACGGACTTGTGGGTGCCACGCACCGATTCGTTGATGCGGGGAATCTCGTCGGGATTCACGTACTGCTCGACGTACCTCATGGCGTGTCAAACAACGCCTCACCGAAGGTCTTGCCCGAGATGCGAAGCTGATTGAACGAAGTCCAACGGTCGTCGGGATTGCCGTGGAAGGCACCATCGGGTGGGTCGGTCTCCCAAATAATCCAGCCGCCTTCGGGGTAGGTGGTGTCGCCGGACTCGCCGCCCTCGGCCAACCCACAGGGAATGCCAGGACGCTCCAACGGCTGCGTAAAGGCCGGTGGCGCAATCTCGACATAGTCAATGGAGAAGTAGTGCCAGGGAATCCGACCATCAGGATTGAGCCATCCCTCTCGTACTTCCAGTGGTTGGAAATACAACTGGCCCTCTTTCCCGATCATGTAATCGGTGGGCAAGCTGAGAAGAGTGGGCTGCGCTTTCTTGGTGAAGATGCGCTGCAAGCCCTCGACCTCTTCCGTCGTCCGACCGATCAGCCGGAGCGTGCCCCGAGCCGAGGACTGCTCATCCATGACCACGACCGGATCGGAACGGCCAATGACGGTGAAGACACCGACCCTCGGATCGAACGACCGCTCTTGCAACGGGCCTGCGATGCAAAAAGTGCTGGTGAGGTTGCCGGGATTGAGAAGCCACCGAACGTAGGTGGCGTCCGACCCACACTGAGTTCGGAAGGGCGGGAGGGTTGGTAGGACATCAATGGTCTCGCCGGTGACATCATCCACCATCGAGTAAACGAGAGGGTGGTCGAGCGGAGCCTCGTAATCCACGACTTGGCGCTCGGTACTCTCGGCGATATTGGTCAGCCCGCGCACCGGCTCGTAGCTGCTCGTTACCACGTCGCTCCGATACACCGTGACCGGGTTGCTGCCCGCCAGCACCGACACCCGAATGACGTACCCCCCGAAGTAGCAGTTGGCGTCAACGCTGAGAATGCCGGTAGTCGGGGTCTCAGTGGTGGCGGTTACTTCGTTTGTCGGCGCAGAGTCGCCATTGTCGTTGAAAGCGATTACACGAAACGTGTATTCGGTAGCCGGTTCAAGATTCTCGACTTGGTAGAAGGTGTAGTTCGATCCAATGGTTTCGACCGTTACCCAACTCATGCTCAGTCCTCTACCCAAACTTCGATTCTGAATCCGGTCTCATCGTCGGAATTGTCAACCCAAGCCAAGTCAATAGTGGTCAGATCAATGGCGGTCACAGACAAAAAGGTTGGAGCATCTGGCGGTGGTGCTGCCGGGGTGATGCCCCACTTCTCCATGAGATAGGCCTCGATGGTGTCAGTGTCCGCGGGCGACACCATCCCGTCGTAAGCCAGCAATTCGTACATGGTGAATTGGCTGTATTTGTCCTCTGACTCGTACGGCCCTATGTAGAAGTTGCCACTCGGTGTAAATCCGGCGTACTCCCCGGTCTCTCTTGTCAGCCCGTTTATACCGACTTGAGATTCACCATCGCCAGGATCATTGTGATGAAACGTCCAGAGGGAATACTCATCTTCCAGGGAAGCATCGATGAACTCCATTGCATCAGCATCGGAAACACCGACGAACCAATCCCCGGCTACTACAGCCTGCTTCCCAAGCCACAGATAGCTTGGTGACGAGATGATGCTGTGCACTAAGCCCGAGGCCGGTGGATTCTTGGTCACAAGAAAGTAGGTGGACGGCCCAACCGCCGACGCCCCGAGAAGACCTAGCCGCGAGTTCCCATCAAACCGGACTCCCGGCAAGTCGTTGAGTGAGACAGTTTCAAAAACGGGAGCGTTGGACGGTTCCTCAAGAGTGTGACTGGCATCGAGCAATGACGGCCAGGACGTGACATTCGCCCCATCCGCATATCCGGTCAATTGCGAAGCGTCCCAATCTCGGATGAGGGTGCTGGCAATAACGGGCGGTAGCACCGGGTCTGAGGTAGTAGCGCTCGCCTCATTGGACGGGTCGGAATCTCCATTCTCGTTGAAAGCGACTATTCGGAAGGTGTGAGAAACAGCGACCTCAAGCCCCGGCACAGTAAAGGTGGTCTCGTCGGGAGCGACCGTGTCCACTTCGACCCATGACCCCGACACGTCCTGTTCGATTCTGAATCCGTCCTCGTCATCAGAGTTATCAGCCCACTCAAGATCGATGGAAGTTGGGCCGGTGGCCGTGGCAACCAAATCGGATGGGGCATCGGGAACGGGCGGTAGAAACCACTTGGCGTAGAGGTAGTCCTCGATGATGTCAATGTCAGAGGCCGAGACCTCACCGGCGTAAATGAGAACTTCATTGGCAGTGAAATCAGCGGGGTTTCCCCCGGTGTTGTTGCCAAACCCAACCACGTTTGAACCGGGGCCGGGGCCGGTGTTGCCCGTCGCCCGCTGCACCTGATTGGCCCTGAGCTTGGTGTTTGGCCCGGCGTATACCCCCGTCCAGAGACAGAAGGCACCGAGCAAGGTGGCATCGGTGAACTCAAGAAATGAGAACTGACTGAGTCCGAAAATCCACCTACCTACCGTTCCCTCCCACTCGTTGAAAATGATGTGACCATTGGACTGAGGCACCATCGAGTGACGACTTGCATCGTTGGGTGGATTACGCAACACCATAAATACGGTGAAGGTGGTCAACGTCGGCCCGGTGGAAGCGGTCAGTGATTGTGTGCCAGCGAAACGAACTCCCGGCATAACGCCCAACGGTGAATCGCCAACCTCAAAGGTAGGGCCACCGCTGGTTGCGGCAGTTGCCGGGCCACCGCCCATCAGATCAGCCCATGATGTGATGCTGGCCCCATCTGCCAGCGACAAGACACTGGCATCCCAATGACGGGCGAGCGTGTTGGCGATTACAGGGGGTGGCATTACCGCCTCCTGACATTGAGAGCGTTAGCCAGAGCTTGGTCGTTGTCCGAGACCCGAGCATCCACCAATCGTGTGATGTCCTGATCGCCGATCTTGACCAAGAGATTGATCGCCCCGCCTTGCGATGTCGGGACGTTGGCAAAGGCTTGTGTGTTGATCGGCGACGGAACGAAGGCTGAGGCTGTAGCCGCGAAGGGAGAACTCATGGTTGAGAGCGCAGTTGCCGAGAATGTGCCACCGCCTGGCGGTCGTGGTGTTGTAGGCCCGCCCGAGCCGGTGTTGCCGGTTGAGAATCCCAAACTTCTGAAAAGACCACCGAGCACCCCGGCCAGCGGGCCAGCATGAGCGAGAATCCCGTCCACGATGGCTTGCAACAAGTTCTTTCCCCATGACCAAACCGACCTGATAGCGCTATTCAGACCATCGACAATGTTGCCAACGAGTTCTGTTCCGAACGCAGCCCACCCACTGATCCACCCAATGAACTTGCTCGGGAGTTCCTCAATGAAGGTCTTGGCCCAATCCCAAACCGACTGAGCGAAGTCAGCAAGTTTTCCCGGCGCTTCCTTGACCGCGTCCACGATCCACTGAACTAAAGCCCTGAGCATTTTCACGCCCTCAGTAATCAGACGGGCGATGGTCTGCCCGATCCATGTGTAGATCGTGAGCCACATGTTGCCGAGCCACTTGAGCGCCTCGGGCACCGCATCTCGCACCCACGTCCACAAGGCCTGGCTCGCTTTTATCATCAATTGAAGAATTCTGACCGGGAGTGAGAGCAGGAACCCGATAACGCTTCCGGCGAAGTACGCCATCTTCCCGAGGACTATCGGGACGGCATCAACGATCCACTGCCAGAGAGCAGTCGCCGCCGCAAGCAGAGCTTCGGGAATGCTCGCAATGAATTCCAGAATGGAAGTCCACACTCCCTCAATCCACTCGGGGATGCCTGCAAAGAACCCGGTAACGGCATCCCAAATATCAGAGAAGAAGTTTTGAATCGCTTCCCAAGCCTGCGCCAGCCATGCAGTGATCTTGTCCCAATTTTTCCAAATCAAAATCGCTATAGCTACCGCCGCGACCACTGCCGCGATGATTCCCGCAGCAAGAGCAAGACCGGCCCACGCCGGAGCAGTCGAGACCATGAACAACTGAATGACCCCGCCAAGAGTTGTAATCAACCCGATCAGCGGGCCGATGACATTGCCGAGCAATCCAAGTATCCCCACCGCTGCCGCCAGCGCCCCAATGATCTGCCCCATGCCGGGAAGCTGAATGAAATCGGTGAGCGCCTCGATCAACACGATCAATACGTCAGTGAACGTCCCAAGTGCTCCTGACTCAGCCGCCTCCTGAATCAACGTCCCGAAGGCCTCGGCCAGTTCTCGGAGACCGTCACCAAGCCCGCTACTGAAAGTGGTCAGCAAACTCTCAAGAGCCGGGAGCCAATCGGTGCGGATGCTCCGAATGAACTCGACCATGTCGCCGGTGCCCTGCTCTTCGACAAAGGCCTCTCTGAAAATATCGACAAGATCGCCCAACAAGGCATTGACCTCTTGAGCCACCGGCAATGCGTCCTCAAATATTTGCTTGAGTGTTGATTGCCCCTCGGCAGAGCGCAGGAAGTCAACCCATCCTTGGGTCTTCGATTCCAGAGTGTCGAATTGGGGAGCCACAACATCGGCGGCGACACTGAAGACCTCCCACAAAGCCTCAACGATGTTCCAGATCGAACGACCAATCTGCGTGGCCTTGTCCCACCAATCTTGAAAGGTCGTACCGAGTGCACCGGATTCCTGGCTGGTCTCGATGAAGAACGCGAAATTCGCCGCTGCTCTACGGATAGCATCAGCGAATTGCACCGCAATCGGCATCGCCGCTTGCAGGAAGGGAAGCAAGGCTCTGACCAAGCTCTGAACGGCGTCAAGCAGAAACTCAAAGACAACCGAAGCTCCCTCAAATATTTCGACCCATCTTCCCGTTGACTCAGTAGAGGTCAGGAATTCAGAAAGCCCGAGAACGAACTCCCCGAAGATGGTTCCGACCTCTTGACCGAAAACGGTGAATTCATCCCGCAGATCGCCCATGTTGACGATGGCTTGGTCGAGTGCCGGGAGGAAGGTGGCTTGCACCGCTCCCCCGACTTCCATCCAGAGTTCCTTTTGCCCTTCGACTGACTCTTTGAAATTCTCCATCTCTTCGGTCTGAGCCTTGAATGCCAGAACGAGTGGAATCGCCGCCAGGCCCACCGCTGCGAACATGCCGCCAAGAGCGACACCGGCACCAGCGGCGGCTTGGACAACGAAGCCAAGCTGCCCAACCAAGGTGAGCACGTAGGAAGAGGCAAGCTGGATTACTCCCCCGAGTGCCGGGATTCCGAGAATCCCCATCCATGCCTGGCTCGGAAGTTTGAAACTCTTGATCCCATCGAGCACCTTGAAGATGCCCTTGCCCTTCTTGTTGTCCTTGTCCCAATTCTTTTTGAAATTCTCACGCATCGACCGAGCGAGTGATTTGCCTCCTTCTTCGCCTCCCGACTCGCCAGCCCGCTTCGCCGCATCAGACACGTTCCTTTCAAGGACATCGGTATCAGTCCCGGCCATCCCCTTTTTGAGACCGTCTTGAATGTCACCGGCCAACCCGGTCGTGACCCCACGGATACGGACGTAGGCAGTCCCGACAATGTCAGGCATTTTGAAAACCGGGTTTTAGAAGCCGGGCGGTATCGCCGAGGTATCGAACCCGAAGGGATCGTCGGCAGGCCCAAACCGGCGGGCAATGGAAGGAAGCCCGGTGTCGTCCTCGAAGTCGAGACCGGCGAAGGTGTCCTCCAACTTCTCCATCGCCTCGGCCTCTTCCTTGGTGCGCCTGGTGAGTTCGGACAGAATGAAGTAGCCGTACTCGTAGAGAAGATGAACCGGCTGGTCTCGCAAGTCCCGACCGGTGGCGGCGAAGAACCTCCCGCTCGCCCCGGCCCAATTCAAAATCAGGAAGCCAAAGACTGCTCTTGTGACGCTGATGCTTTTCCCGAGAAGGACTCCGCAAAGAACCCGGCAATCTCGCTGAGAAGCTCAAGCGTGATGCCGTTGTTCTCGTCGTCCACGAAAGCCTTGAACTCATCCCAACTCTCATCGGCTATGGACAGCTTGAGCATCCTGTTCACTGCCTTCGCCAGAGTTCCAGGGTCGTCGGTGTCAATCTCAGAGAGGAAATCGAGAATCACCGAACCGGCGATTGTCTCCCGCCCTTGGACTTCTATCGACCGTGTGCCATCCGGTGACTGCAACTCAATGACTTGAGCCTCGGTTGGCGTGTATCCCTTGAACGTCTTGCGGGCCATGTCTAGCGCTCCCTAGCTGTCTGCGGTCTGTCGAGCGGTCTGAGTCGGTCTAGTGGCCGGAACCGTAGCACGCGACGAAGCCCCCCGAGTGGCGGGGGGCTTCGTATGCTCCGTGCAGAGAGAAGAGGACGTGACCCTCTGCTTGTCAGAGACTAGCTATCGACTTCATCCTCATCGATGTGCATTTCGCACGTTGTCTCGGGATCGCATTTGCATCCGTAGATCAGTGTCCAGGGATTACGACCGAGCAACTCGTCAAGGGGTAAGAGAATGAACGGCTCGGGATAGACATAGGGCTTGCTCACCGCCTGGCGTCCTTGATCTTGACGGCGGCAGACCTCACGGCCTTGTTGTTCCGACGAACCGTCCTGGCCCTCGACACGTCGAGAGCAGTCGCGCCTGGCTTCTCGCCCGAAGTGATCTGCTTCCGATTCCAGAGGTATTCCCGCTCCAAGCCCTGCTTGATGGCAGTCAACTCAGCGCTGGTCAATTTGAGGGTGTATGTCTTTTCATCGGTCATGGTTATGCACCACCTTTCACATCGAAGTCGTGGTTTTCCACGACGCATATCAGTTGCTCGTTGTAAGGCTGGAACTCGTAGCTCTCGCCCATCCACACACCGAAGGCTTCTCCGGTGTACCCACAGTCATTGCACTCGATCCAGAGCCACATCAGGCGACTTCCCTCACCAGCCGCGGAACCTTGGTTCCGCAAGGCCAGTCAGCGATGGCAGTTGGTCGGGAGTCGCAATTGACGCACCGCATCCAATCCCAATCGAAGATGTGAGTTTCCCGGTTCTTCGCCGCTTCCTCTGGCGTACCAGGGAAGGGAGCCGGAACGTTGAGTGTTGCCATGTGGGTTCCTTTCTCTTGACTCACAAATTATACATCGGTATAAATCTATTGCAAGTTGAGAGAGTCGTCACCTAGCAAGCTGAGAATCTCAACCAACTCAGCGACGTGAGCGCAGAAGGCAACGCCGAGCACACAACCACAAGGCATCATGGCCGGTACTCCGGCGCTACCGTCAGCGCCTCGGGATCGAGTGTCCCACTGAGCTTGTTGTAGATCAGAGCGCCCACCCGCCCGTTCCCGTCGAGGAACGGATGAATGCGCTGGAACTCCCGATACCACTCAGCCGGTGAGATGTCCGCTTCGACCAACTGCATGAGCAACCGAGGAATGTCTCTCCAATCGGGCGGCACGTCGAAGGTGCCGTGACCGACCGCGATGTTGCGCTTGCGGAAACCATCGTTCTTCTCTGGATCGATGATGTAACCGAGACCCAAGATCAGAGCGAGAGACATCTTCTCAGCAAGGCAAGCGAGGTTCCACGCCTCGATCATGCGCCGGAGCGCATCAGGCGTGTCCGCGTCCTGGCGAACGCATTCGGCCCTGGCCCAATCCTTCACTTTTCTGTAATCCGTGATACTGAGAGTCATTTGATACCTCGATTCATTTGGTCTGCGATTTTGAGTGCCTCGTCCAGAGGCAATTCCTTGGTGACGGGCCGGAGCTTCCCGGTCTCCATGAAGAACGTCACCACCGCCGTCTTGCGCGATGTCCGCACCACAGCGAAGTCGGGATCGTTCGGTTGGAAGGCCTTGGCGTAGAAGTTGTATTTGTGCGTTTCGACTCGGCCCAATCGTTGGCCGGGTTGCGTGTCATACGCCCGCAACGACTCCCGGCGCTCGATCTGTCGCTCCAACTCAGTGATGGTGTCCATGAGCCGTTCCTCTTCGTAAGAGCGATGAAGAAACTTCGGCGAGCCAAAAGCTCCGATGGAATATCCGGCCCGGTGTCCCGGTCTAGGTCTAGTAATCATGGACGCAATTATAGCGTCGTGTAACTCAATTGCAAATCAATGTAGATTCAGTCCCGGTTGATTCTGCGCCACGCACCCATTGGAACGTCCGCTCTGCTCCGCAGGAAGTTGGGAAGGTGAATGGTGGTCTCCCGATAGCGCTCCATCGAAGAGCGAATCGATCCGAAGCCGAGCATCTCAGTGTCATCGATCAGCAAAGCGCGGATGCCATGCACCATCGCGTCCATTCGGTTAGGCGACCAGCGACCCGTTGGCTCCCATGAAGTCATCTCGTCCTCAAGCAAGAGGAACTGAGCGAGATGCCGAACCCGGCCCATCCGATACGCCATCACCACCGGCTCGGCTCGGGCAGCTTTCGATTTGGAAGCGTGCACCGTGACTACCGGTACCGATGGGTCGATCTGATGAATCACCGTCCTGACGAGGTCGCCGCCCATGTTCCCCTCGACCACGACCAGCGCTCCCTTGTGAACTCGGGCGGCATCCACAATGAGCTTGGCCCACTCTTCCGGCTCAAGCCCTGGCTCGGTCAAATCGTCCACCACCCAAGCTCGCCGGTCGTTCCGAACCCGCTCCGGCGACCCGTAGACAACCACGATGCCGGTGGCATCCCCGCCGGAGGTCACGCCGGGATCGACGGCGATGACTTTCAAAAAGCGTGGAATCTCCGGCAAGCCCTCGATGAGAATGTCCTTGTCCCGCCACAGCGCACCCTCGACATGATCGAGAAGCACCCCGAGAAGCTCTTGCTGTTCCAGGGAAGTTCCGCCGTACTGATGGAGAAGCTGCGCGATATATTCCTCGGGCAGATTGGACTTGTTTTCCATCGTTGACCCATTCAAAATCTTCACGTTGTAGCTCGGGTCTTTCGCCTGCGTGACCAACTCCCTGATGAGCGGCACCCTCTTCGGCGTGGTGACGGCCATCACTTGCGGGGTATCGCCAAGCCGACAACCGATCAAGAGGTTGTCCCATGCGTTGGCTCCCGAATCGTCGGGCACCAGCTTCCAAGCGGCAAGCTCATCGACGGCGGCAAAGTGATGAGAGGGGCCACGAAGCTGAGAAGGCGACTCAGCCGAGTAAGTGATTGCCATGCTCCCGTTGGGCCAAACCACCTTCCGAACCGAAGGCATGTATTCGGGTCGTGACTCGGGAGGATGCACTGCCAGGACTCCCGCCTCACCCTGAACCATCGTGTCCCTCACGTCACTCACGGTTCGACCGATCAAGGCGATACGAGTACCGGGCATGGCCTCGGCCTTCTTTTTGACCCACTCCGAGAGCGTCCGTGTTTTTCCAAAACCACGGCCTGAGAGGATCAGTGTGATCCAGGCATCGGAGTGCAGTGCTCGCAGTTGCTTGGGACGGAGCCAGAATTCAGAAGACCATAAAAGGTCATTGGGATTGATCCCATCGGTGAGAGAGCCTTTCTCTTCATCCGAGAGACCGGCGTAGCGTTCAGCTACCGACTGTTCCAGCACCCGGCTCGACATCTACGCCCTCGACTTCGATGACTTCGACTTCTACGGTTTCGATCTTGGTAGACATGGTCTCCAAGCGCTCCCGCAAGATAGCCCCGGCATCGACCTCAGCCGAGATACGGACGTTCACATTGACATCGGCGGTGAGACCAGCACGGTCGAGAAGTTCCTTAGCCGCTTGAACACGGGCCATCTCCGACCGGCCATTCTCAGCCACGTCCAGAAGCGCATCCACCGCCTTCTGAGAACCCTCGACAATGTTGGCGTAGGCACTGAGCAAGATGTTACGCCGAACCTCGGGGTCGATAAGAGCGCCACCGTGCTTGGTGCATCGGTCAACACCGGGCACAACCTCCCGGCCACACATGCGCCCCGAACGGAATCGGAAGACGCAATTGGGTTGCAGCTTGATAATCGCCGCCTCGGGCGAAGGCTTGTCCAGGCCGAGCGCGTGCTTGGTCGATTTGTGGGCCGCGGCATCGGTCTTCCACTCAGCCTCGGCTCGGAGGTACAGATCGAGATGCTCGTCGGGGATGAGAGCGACGTACGTTTTGAAATCGTATTTGTCCGGCGCATCCTCGATGAGCTTGATGATTGGCTCGTACTCGCCCTGGCCCTCAACCCACTTTTTGAAAGTGGGTGGTTCCCGAAGCGCAGTGTCAACTGCGGTCATGGGTTGGAGATTACGACGATCTGCTTGGCAGAATCAGAGAACTCGCTCTTGAGATTGGTTTTCAAAAGCTCAATCTGAGGATCATCGGTAGGCAGCTTGGAGGCGAACTTGGCTCCCCGAAGCTCGGCCCCGACTTCGATCAACGCCTGCTCCAAGGTGTTCCAATCCAGCGAGTCGTAGAAGTTGGCCGCAGCCGCCAGCCCTGCCGGAGCTTCACCAGGCACACCGGTCACTTCGGGCAAGATGCCAGTCGGTGGCGGGAACTCGGGGAACTCGGCTATCGGAGGAAGCGCCTCGGGAAGTTGGGTCAGCCCAATGATGCTCTCGATGCTGTGCCGCCTGGTGCGGGACTTGCTGAGGAATTCCAGCAAGAGCGCCTCATCGTGAATCACCGCCCTGCCGTCAACTTGGCTGTAGATCAGCCTCGGGATTCCGACCTTCCTCACGTCGTCCCACTGCTCGGTGTTCCAGAGATACAACTCATCGAGAGCGTTCATCTTGGCAAGGTCGAAGAACGTGTCAGTCACGTCGGCGTGCGCTCGTCTGATGTAGTCCTCGGGCACGTACCGACCCGTCTGCTCGCCCCGAGCATTGGAAAGCATCACCGCCATGTCGGTCGGCAAGGTGGCGTAGTTGGCGACGGTGCGCTGACCCCGGCTCTTGGCCGTCCGCAAGCGATTCATCACTTCATGGGCACCCTTGTCACCGACTCCATCGAGAACAACATGCTTGTCCTCGGGAGCCTCCCGAATCATCCGGCTTGAAATCTCCGATGACTCTTTGTGAACGAAGGTCGAAGCCGAGCGAATGTCGGCCTCTTTCAGACCGACGTACTCGGGGAGGAACTCTTTGATGTCATCGGCATTGATCTGAATGGCATTCTCACCAAGCGGGACATCGACCGTGTCGGCCAGCAACATCGTGCTCTTCCCCGACGACGGCCCACCGCCCATCATGTAGAACTTGGCCGATCCCTGCGCCGGGAGTGCCCGGTCGAAAGCATCCTGAACAATGCGGTCGTGAAGCTCTTTCCGCTCCGGTGCCCAATCGGTGCGCTCGTAGCCTTCCTTGAAAGCATCGTCGGTGCCGGAGAACCAGCGGGGGTTCGCGAAACCGAATCGTGAGGACTCAAACCGAGCGATGGTCTCTTCGACCAGGGCCGGATCAGCCGCCTCGTAGACAACTCCATCACCGACGTTGACCAATTGCTGTGCGTTGGCCTGGCGAAGCTGGAAGATGCGCTCACCCGACTCGCCGGTGAACATCTCGCCAGGCTCGGGCGGATAGAGCAGGGTGGCGGTGTTGGCATCAAGGTCAACGTCGTCCACGACCATGTACCGGAACTGCCCCGGTCGGCTCTTCGACTCGACCACCACGACATCGCCAATGGGAATCTCTTCGGCATTGAAAAAGGGAACCCCAACACCAATCGACTCGTCGCCGATCAGCGAAGGTCGGACTTCCCGATACGGTCGGGTTCGATCAATTGGCCCCTCGACAAACTGCGATACCGGAAGCTCACGCATGTCCCTGGTGGGAATGTTGGGTGCCCGCATCGAGCGCTCCCGGCCAGGAAGCTCGGCCTTGGCGAAGTCAGGCACGGCATCTCGGGAATCCATCTCCCACCGGCGGTCGGGGAAACGGAGACTCTCGACTTCGATCTTGTTCCGCCCGGTGATGTCCGTGACCCGAACTCGTTCCTTGCCCCGCCCCGTTCTCGACGGAACATGAAGCACGTCATTGACCTCGACCCACCGACCGATGCTGTCTCGCGGTTGCCACGTCCAGGGAGCAACCCGCATCAGATGGCGCAGGGTGTTCCGCATCGAGGCAGCGGTGATGGCGGCGCTGGCGGCGAAAGCCATTTCCAAATCCGCTGGTTCAAAAGCCCGAGCGATGTCCTCGTCGGTCACCCCGGCGTTAGGCACTGCCCACAAGAAACACCGGCAGTTGATTCGCTCATCAAGCGGGGCACTCGGGTCGCCGGGATAGGAAAGGCCCGGCTTGAAAGAGTCACCAACCGAGGCTGTCTGCCCATGCAGCAAGCGATGAGATTCGCGAACTTTGGCATCCCCACGAGTGAGCCACATCTTTTTGAAATTGGCCCCCTCGGGATCGAGAGTCCGTAAAACCTCAAGCGTGGTGCGTGATCCTGCGCCGGTGGCGAGCGTGGCCGCAGCCGCATCCACGAATTTTGAAATCTCGACCTCGGTGGCTTCGGGATGATTCTCGCGAAATTGAGAAACGGCCTCAGCCGCAGTGTCGGCGAAGGGCTTGGCCGCTGATCGGTAGTTCAGACCCCGAGCCATCACCCCAAACACCGAGGTAGCAGAAGCAGCCAGAGCTTGAGCAAAGAGTCGGCTCCGACGATCTTGCTGCTCGTCGTTGGTCGCCATATATGCCAGCAAGAGAGCGGCGGCGTAGGGATAGAGGTTCTGCGGGATTTGCTCGGCCTGCTCTTGTGTCACCGGCTCTGTGGTCGGACTGGT